CACTAGATGAGAAAGGAGTTTCTACTGAAGGTAGAGTAGCTGTGTTGAACCCAAGACAGTACTACGAACTAATACAAAACGTTGGTTCTAACGGTCTTATTAACAGAGACGAGCAAGGTGATACACTACAGTCTGGAAACGGCATCATTGAAATTGCAGGCATCAAGATCTTCAAGTCAATGAACATTCCATTCTTCGGAAACTACGGTACTAAGTACGGTTCTGCATCTGCAACTAACCCCGGTGTAACATCACCCGGAAACGTAGGCTCATTTATTGGTGAAGGAGCAGAAGACGGTAGAGCTTCTGTAACAGGTATTAACAATAACTATGGTAATACATCTGACTTTGCTAACAGCTGTGGCTTAATCTTCCAAAAAGAAGGTGCTGGAGTTGTAGAAGCTATTGGACCACAGGTTCAAGTAACTTCTGGAGACGTTTCAGTTGTATACCAAGGTGATGTAATCCTTGGACGTTTAGCAATGGGAGCAGATTTCTTAAACCCTGCTTGCTGTGTTGAACTAATTGCTGGTGCTGCTGTAGGTTCTACAGGTAACGCTGCATTTGGTGCTACATACCCAGAGAACGCTTAATCTCTATTTTATTTTTTATACGGGGGCTTCGGCTCCCCTTTTTCTTATGGCTACCACAACTATTGAAACCGATACCGAACTATCCGCAGTTAACTCAATACTGGGAGCTATCGGACAAGCACCTATAACTCAATTAAAAGATCCATCTACTGGTGTGATATCAAACAACAATCCAGAAATACAATTTATATATAACTTATTACGTGATGCAAATGTAGACGTACAGTCAGAAGGCTGGCACTTTAACAGAGAGCGTCATGTACCATTTAACAAAGATTCTACAACTAACAAAATAGCTATATCAGATGACATAGTTAAAATAGATTTACCAGACAACTGGGGTAACAGAACTCGTAACTTTGTAAGACGTGGTGGTTTTCTGTATGATAAAATTAAACACACCGATGTCTTTACTGACATGCCTTCAACTATCGAACTAGATGTTATTAGAGTATATAATTTTGACGACTTACCTCCTGTATTTAAAAGGCATATAACTTACAGAGCCTCAAGAATGGCAGCAGTGCAACTTGTAGCTAACCCTCAGCTAGTACAACTACTAGGGTCTCAAGAAGCAATTAGTCGTGCAAGTCTTATGGAGTACGAGTGTAACCAAGGTAATCACAGTATGTTTGGTCTTGAAGATGACACTGTATATCCAGCATATCAACCATGGAGAAACCTTAGAAGATAATGGCAGGCATTACACAAACTATCCCTAGCTTTATTTCGGGGATTTCAGAACAACCCGATCACTTAAAATTTCAAGGACAAGTTAGAGATATTGTTAATGCAATACCTGATGTAACACTTGGACTATATAAAAGACCGGGAAGTAAACGCATAGGAACTGCTCCTCTGACCAATGTGCAGAGTGGTGGTTCTTGGTTTCATTATTATCGTGATGAAACAGAAGGATCATACGTAGGTCAAGTAGCAGCTGATGGGCAAGTCAGGGTGTGGCGTTGTAGCGATGGTACACAGATGACTACAGCCTACGGTACAGGTGGACAGACTGCTATACAAAACTATCTTGCAACAAGTGAACCAGAAAATTTACAGTTCCTTACTATTAACGACACTACCTTTGTTAGCAGTCGTGATAGCTCTAATGCTAATACTTTAATAGGTACTACAGGAACTACTGACGATAGACCAGAAGCTCATTGTGCTATGGTCGAACTACTACGAACAGAGAATGGACGTCAATACGGTATTAATATATACGATAGCTCTGCTACTTCTAGCCTCACTACTGTAAAGCGAGCTACTAAAATTAAGATTACAGGTAACAGTTATGACGAGGGAGATGGGTCAGGTCACTGCCCCGGTATTGGTACAGAAGTATATGCTGTTACAGCTGCTGGAAGTTATGGTGCAACAACTAATGTAGCACATGTAAAAAACAGTAGTGGTACAACTCTTACATCAGGTAAAAGTAATTTAACATTTCGTCTTACAGCTCTCGGTCAGCAAGGTGTTAGCCCAAACTACAACGCTACTTCTAGTGGACCGGGCGGTAGTAACTACAGATGTAGCTATAACTTAGAAGTTGTATTACTACATGGTGGTGAAGGCTGGGATGTCGGTGACGTTATACGTGTAGAACCGGCACATGCTTCAGCAGCTAACAGCTCTGATGGTCAAGCATACATAGAAGTTAGTGTAACAGAAATAGAAACTACAACTGTTAAAGCTACATTATCTAGTGCAGGCGATGGGCTTATACGTCCAGCTCCTACACCATTTGATGCTGATACAGCCGTTACAGCTGATACTATATTAGCTGGTATAACAGCACAGTTACCGGCTGGTGTAAGTGCTAAAGTTATAGGACCGGGTATATATTTGTCTAGTGCTAACCCTTTTAACGTAGAGATAGCAGAAGAAGACCTTATGAGAGTCTTTCAAAAAAGTGTTAACGAGGTCACTTTACTACCTAATATGTGCAGGCATGGATACATAGTTAAAGTAGCCAATGCTAGAATGTCTGATGAAGACGATTACTACCTACGATTTGATGGAGAAAATCAATTAGATGGTAGTGGTTCATGGACTGAATGTGCAAAACCGGGAATTGCTAAAAGTTTAACCAACATGCCACTGGTTATACAACGTACAGCTACAACAACATTTACTGTTAGTCAGTTTACATATCAAGATAGACGAGTAGGTGATGATAATACTAACCCACAACCTACATTTGTAGGTAAACGTATCAATAAAGTATTGTTTTTCCGTAACAGATTAGCTATATTAGCAGGCGAAAATGTCATATTATCTAGACCGGGTACGTTAGGAACCCCTGACTTTTACATAGAATCAGCTCTTACAGTGTCAGCTAGTGACCCTATTGACATATCTGCCGCATCTATGTTTCCATCTGATATATTTGATGGTATAGAAATCAATGCTGGACTGCTTGTATTTAGTACAAACCAACAGTTCTTACTGTCTACAGATGATACTGTACTAAATCCAGATACAGCTAAATTAAGAAGTGTATCTACTTTTAATTATAACAAAGATATACCTCCTATATCTCTAGGAACGACTATATCTTACCTCGACAACTCTGGTAAGTTTAGTCGAGTAAACGAAATGGCTAACACATCTAGAGAAGGAGAGCCAGATGTTGTTGAAATCAGCAAGCTAGTACCTACATTACTTCCTAAAAACTTAGATTTATTTACTAATTCAAGAGAAAACTCTATTATTTTAATAGGTAAAACTAACTCTGAAACAGTATTTGGGTATAAGTATTTAGCTGTAGGTGACAAAAAACAGCAACAAGCATGGTTTAAATGGAAACTTAATAACCCATTGCTATACCATTTCATTATAAATGATGAGTATTTCTTTGTAGATACAGATAATTTTTTACAAAGTATAAAACTTATAGAGTCAGACAGCGATCCAAGCTTTACACAAGATGATATAAATTATCAAATACATCTAGATAATCATACTACTATTAGTGGTGGTAGCTATAGCTCCTCTACAAATTTAACTACATTTAGTAGTGTTAGTTGGATGCCTAATGTTACAACACCTAATTATTCTTTAGCTTTAATTGATATAGACTCAAATGCAGCTAGAATAGGTAGGTATGCTATACCAACAACTACTAGCACCACTAGCTTTACAGTCCCCGGAGACTGGTCTGGTGTAACTCTTACTATAGGTTATCTATATGAATACCTTGTAAAGTTTCCAAGAATTTATCCTAAAAAAATGCAAGGAGAAAAGTCATTTGCTGACGTTAACTCCTCACTTATTATTCATAGGCTTAAACTTCACTTCGGTAAGATAGGTCTTTACGAAACAACACTAACTCGTGTAGGAAAAACTGACTACACAGAGGTATACGAATCATCATTACTCGATGAATATGAAGTATCAGATGCTCCATATTTAGAAGAGGTAATTAAAACTATACCTGTCTACGAAAAAAATAAAAACGTAGAAATTACACTG